GCACGTACAGGAAAAACTGTACCGTTTTCTGTAGGGAAGAAGAGGAGTACTGGAACTGACAACCGCTGGTGTCGCCTTCATCAAGCATCCCATTCGAAAAACTCCATCAAGGCGAGCTCGTGTGGTGACGGCTCGAATGGGTAGATAGTGGGCGGATTACCAGAGGCGTCCACGATTGCATCCGGCGCAGATGCTGATGATTGATGCGATGCGACACCAGCGGTTGCTACTTCATCCGGTGCAGATGCTGATGATGGATTTGGAGCGACACCACCGGTTGTCGCCTTCCTCGGCACTACTACCGCTGGTGTCGCCTTCAGCAACGATCTCTGAACCGTTCGGATTGAGATGCCGAGCTCGCAAGCGATTTCCGCGTTGGATTTGCTTTGCGATTTCAGCGAGAAGATGTCGGCTACGCGCTTGTCGGCAACAGCGGTGATGTCTTTGCCTCTGGCGATTCCACCAGCGCGGCCATTCCATTTCCCCGCGCGCTTGGGCTCCTGAGACATGTCGACGCCAATAACATCAGAAAATGCGGTGAGAGGCACCTGATGGAGGCGGCATTGGACTAATCCAGAGTAGCCGGCGAACAGTGGTGACGGTGATTCGCCCGCGATGAATCGTGCGCCAACCACGCTCTCGATGTAGTTGATGATATGTTTTATCCTCCCGTTCTCGATTAGATATGGCGTTACCGGGATGCGCAGGAAAAATGCTGTCGTGCCGACGTCGCCTGCGATGTGGTAGCAGGCGAGTGCGCCGAGTTCTTTGTGGTCGGCCAGTCGACGGTCGGGGTCGTCGAAGGGGATGATGGCTGTGTAGTGATATCCCTCATCAGCCGCGCGCGGATTCCAAAGCGCATTGCCTTTTGCCATCGCAACTATTTCGATGGACAAATATGGATATCGGTAAATCTTGCGAAGTTGTTTCGCAACGGCGTTAAAGTAATTGCCGAGCGCCTCTTGACTCTGGTCGGCCTTGCGTGCATATTCAGCCATATCATCTGGCACCTCGAATGCCTGGTGATGTTCGCCGACGGTGCCTTCACACCAGTCAGCCGCCCGTCGAGAGTTATGAGCTCTCGGCGGGCATTTCATTTCGATGTCTGGACAACATAACGTATTCGCCAGTGAGAATCAAGTATTACATTTGCTCGGAAAAAGTTGGCGAATGCTCTCAGTAACATTTAACTTATTTGACTAACTATGCTATGTTGATGCATGTGATGGCAATCATGCCGTCACGCCAAACGCCTCTGAGGGGGCAATGCTATGAAAGATTTATTTGGCAAAACACTGCATCCCACGCGCCCGATGCGTCCGCCGTACCCGAGCGTCTTACCGCTGGTACCGGACGGGTACTCGGTCATCACGCCGATGTTCAGAGCCCGTTATCCGCATCTCCTTCTCCCGTTCAGTTTCGACCCTCACCAACGCGGCGCATCCCGCGGGAAATACTCGGTGCAAGGCCATTTCGACCCGCGCGATTTCACGCAGGAAGAGAACGACCGTTGGATTAAGATGAAGCATGCACTGGAGGCGGCGCGCCCTCCCGGCGGTAACATGCCTCTGATTGAGCTCCAGAACGACACCGTGCAGGTAAACTTCTCGTGCTTCAAACAACCACGCGCGGTTGGCGGCAAAACTGCGCCTGAGAGCGATAATATGCTACTGGGCAAGTGGATGCGCGCATTTTGCGCAATCGACACGTACGGCGCGTACAGGGGCAAATCCAACGGCGTCCTGCTTGGCCTGCGCGCGTACGAGATTATCGCCGAGTAGGAGGGGAATCGCCATGTTCAAATACCGCATCATCATCCACCAAGCGGGCATGTCGCCGCGTCGTTATGGTGCAGGTCAAGGTGTCGCTTTCCAATCGCGTGATGGCGCGCAGAAGATGTCCGACTATCTGCATGTCTGCGCTCGACGTGATGGCGTCACCGTGAGATTTGAAATCGAGCCGTTCGATTGGGCGCATCCCAATCAATCACCACCTATGAGGAGGCAACCGAAATGACTGCAACAGCAATCATCACCACCATCGGCGTACTGGCAATGTATGTCGCATTTACTAAATTCGACATCGGCGTGCTGATGCGAAGCGGTCGGCGTGCATGGCGTATTCAGCGTTTGCATAGACGTAGCATGCGAGAGGCTGACCGATGCATCGCTGCGCTCGACAGTGCTGCGTCATCATGCGGCAGGATAATCAGCATGCTGAAGCGCGCGCAGGAGGGCTGCCGCCATGACTGATATCAAGCCGAAACTCAAGCCTGGCGATAAATTCTATGGCCGCGGCGGCCCTGGCAAAAAGCGAGGGCCTCGGCCGCTTGAGGTCAGAGTCCGCATCAGCCAGGCTCTTGCCGGGCGCGTGTATTCGGAAGCCTCAAAGCGGAAGATGCAAAAATCGCAACAAGCGCGGCGGCGTAGGGAGCGGGCTGGTGAGTAAGCAACTATCCTGCTTCGCCTATTATGGCGGCAAATTTTCGAAGTTGGATTGGTTGCTTCCACAACTCGAAACTGCGCACGCCACGTACTGCGAGTTGTTTGCAGGCTCTCTTGCTGTGTTGCTAAATAAGCCGCCAGCGCGCTGTGAAATTGTAAACGACCTGGCAGGGGAGATTGCCGATTTCTGGGCGACGTTGCGCGACCATAATGATGCGCTGATTCGCGCCATCAATTTAACGCCTGCGGGTGAGGCTGAATTTCTGCGATGCATTAACGCACCACCGACAGATGATGTTGTAGAGCGTGCTCGGCGGTTTTATGTCTTCATCACGCAGGCGTTTTCCTCGGTGCCGGTGCGGTACAAAACGCGAACGTCATTCACGCATTCCTTGAGATTTGTTTCGCGCCAAAAGTCGCTGCGTGATATCGCCGAAAGGTTGCGCGGCGTGATTGTTGAAAACACTGACGCTTGTCGCGTGTTGCGTCGCGTCTCTGCGTCTGCAGGTAAGCCGATTCTGTTTTATGCCGACCCACCATATCCGCTTGAAACGAGACAGCGAAAAGATGCGTACCTGGAAGATGATTTTAACCACGAGGCTTTCTTGGATGCGGTGTTGCGCGCGCCCGATTTCTGCAAGTTTGCCATCAGCGGCTATCCCAACAATCTCTACGATTCCAGGCTCGCCGGTTGGCATCGGGCGGAATTAAATACACGGGTCACGTCTAACATCGGCGTGAAAAATCGCAAGGACGACCGGCGTACCGAAGTCCTCTGGCGGAACTACGAACTGCAACACAATCAAACGGTGATTGGGCTGTGAGTAAGCAAATGAGAGCATTCGCCTACTACGGCGGCAAGAATTCCAAGTTGAAATTCATTTTGCCGCAACTTGAAACAGAGCACGCCATGTACTGCGAGTTGTTTGCAGGCTCGCTCGCCGTGTTGTTAAATAAGCGACGCGCGCGTTATGAAATCGTTAACGACCTCGCGGAGGATGTCATCAATTTCTGGGTGGCGTTGCGCGACCGCGAAGATGAGTTGCATCGCGCAATCATGATGTCGCCGGCCGGTGGGGCTGAATTTAACCGATGCGTAAGCGCGCCGCCGACAGATGATGTTGTAGAGCGTGCTCGTCGATTCTATGTGCGCATTGGAGGTGCGTACGGTGCAATTCCAACAATCACGCGCCACTCATTTGCGGTGCTGTTTTCATATTTGGCTAATCGCCCACACTTGCGTGATGTTGCGGCACGCATGCAGGATGTTATCGTCGAGAATGTGGATGCCGTGAAATTGATTGAGCGTGTGGTTAACGCTGTGCGGCGACCGGGCGCGCGCAGAATCATTTTATTTTATGCTGACCCGCCATACACGGCGGAAAGTAGAAAGTCGGTCGGCGGCTATATCCACGACGATTTCAACCACGATGAGTTCTTGGATGCGGTGTTGGGCGCGCCCGATTTCTGTAAGTTCGCCATCAGTGGCTATCCCAACAATCTCTACGATTCCCGACTCGCCGGCTGGCATCGCGTTGAATTTGGCGCGCAGGCGATGTCGAGAGCGCAGGGAAACCGTCAAAGGACTGAAGTCCTCTGGCGCAATTATGATTTGAAGGTGGATCTGTTCGATTCCTGATATAGTCGGATTCCGCGCCAGCGGACTGTGGTGGTGGTTATAAAAGGATTTCGCTGGCAGACGGCGAGGTAACGGCGACTTGCCTCGATAACAAAAGCCCGGCCGCCGCGCCAGCGGATATAGTTGATGGGACGGCTGGGCAGTCGTCATCTTTCAAAAATCCCTGCGAATTAACGCTGAACAAATACGACGCGCCTGCCTATGTAAATTTAATCGATTGCGATTCATTGGCATCGATTTCCCAGACGGGAGTTTCAATCGCTCGGTGGTTGGTTATACCAGTATGACCGATTACTAATGCATTGAAATCAAAAGCATCTGCAACGGACCTCTGCCTAGCATGTCTGCCCTCTTGATGAGGGGCGAAGAGCCGCCTTCGGGCGGTTCTTTGTTTGCTCATTCGCGGACGCAACTCTACTTTCCACCGCGCGATTGTGCCGCCTTCGGATTACCGCTGATTTCAAAAAATCCGCATGAACGCGGCTCATCCCACTGCTCCCCGATGTATGCGCGCGACATAACGCGATAACAATAGCCGGGCGTTAATCTGAAACGCACAACGATTGGTTCGTCGCTGCCCGCTGGAATATGATAATCGGCAGGCAATGAGGGCAGGCTACGCCAGATTTCCAGCGGAATTACTTGCCCCTCCCTGTACCGGCCATTCCGTAAATTGCCAGCCCAGTACTTGAGGATTATCTTGCTGACCATCCCGCCCGGGTTCTCCACGCGAATTATCCTGACGCCTTTGCCTTCATATGCCGCCCGCATCTCATCAAGTTCACGTTGCAGTCGGCGCACATCGTTATTTAACCGCAACAACATGGCTGTGCGGTTTTCCGGTAACGGGTCGAATTCCACGTCGGGCGATTCCACGTTGCTGTCTCGATTACTCATAACGATATCACCATAACCAGAATCAGTAATGAGATTGTCGCGGCGGTGGACAGGCCAATCAGCCCGCCGATAACCACCCATTGCCAGTTACACGCCATCGACCGCAACAGGCGCGCCCACCACGGCAGGTGCGCGCCACTTCGATTAGTTTCGTGCATCATGGCCTGAATTCGAGCGCGTGGTTTGCGTTTGTGTGCGTTATTTGGGGGAGGGTGGGGGATTGGATAGGGAATGGGCTAAAAGCGCACACAGGCGCACACAGGCGCAAAGGTGCAATTACCCGTCATTGATGCGATTTCTGGCGACACGCTTGATTTTCTCAACGGTTCGTTTCGCGCCCAGCCCTAGCATACCCACAAGCAAGGCTGAAAGCGATGCAATATCGATGGCTGGGAACACGTCGTAGGGCGCGCCATCAACAATCATCGGCCCTTCGAGATAAACCACCACTGCGGCATTGCCAAGCGGGCGCGCGATGAATTGGTACGCCAGCCCTACGCCGCATACCCAGCCGATTGCGGGACGCCATCCTGCCACGAACAGAGATGACGATTTGCTGTCTTGCGTGTTGTTGGCGATTTGCGCGAGGGCGATGTCGGTGTCGGATTTGATTTGCGCCAATTGGATTTCCTTCGCGGTGTCGTCAAGCCGTTGCAATTCCTCTGGCGGCAGGGATGCGATGTCGTCAGTAGAATTCAGGCCGAGCCCTTTCACGATTGCGGCCGCCACTGCACCACCAGCGGGGCCGCCGAGCACCGTCGCCAGCGCAGGGACTACCGGCGCGAGTTTGGCGGCGATGGATTTGATGTCGGTCATGATAATGTCACCTCCAGCGGTCCTGTGGGTTGTCTGCAGGGGCGCACCATCCGCGCCTGTGGGGATTGGTCACGTTTGCCATTAACAAGCGGTGAGATGTCAATGCCGCCTGTGATGCAGAGACGCGTCACATCCGCCCACGCTTGTCGAACAGGGCGCGATTTGGGCGCGTGGTGGTGCTTGGTGTCGGTAGTCATGCTCAGCGCATCAGGTCGGGTTATCGACGCAGTGGTGGGTCAGGTCCATGTCGGTGATTGTCGCGCCGTTCTTAACCGCGCGCCGTTGATTACTGAGGTAGATGTTGAGTTTGGCGATGCGCGCGGTCTGCTCGCACGATTCTTCCGACTGCATTGGACGCGATTCGATGGTGGCGTGCTCTTTGATAGTGCCGCCGCTGGGTAAAGTTACCAGCACGGAAATGCCGATTACCAGAACCCATTCCGTCATTTCGATTTAACCCACTCGACCAGCGTGTCGATTTTGCCGTCCATCACACCAAATGCTGATTTGGCGGAAGCAATCTCGCCGCGCATTTCGGCCATGTCATTATGCATCTGGTCGAAACGCCTGTCGACCGCGGCAAAGCGTCTGTCGATTTGATCTTGCGTTTCGCGCTGGCGACGTTCGCATCCGTCCTCATGTTTCTGCAACTCCTTTTTGACGGCATCAGCGGTGGCCTGCGCGCGTTGTGCCGCGGCAATTGCTGATGCGTCTTTCGGCGCAGGACGGCGCATGACCTTTCGCCAGCCCGATGCTACCCACTCCGGCCGCGCAAGTGCGATAACCAACAGGATGAATCCCACCAGATGCCAGCCGGTGAGGGCGTTGTATGCGGTGATTGCTTCGGGTAGTGCTTGCATTGAATTCGCGCCTCAGTTGCGCACGTTTGCGATTTCGCGGTTGCCCGCATTATCGATGCGGGATGAGTGATACGCGGCACCCTGCGCTGAATCTGGCACATGGGTGGCATCAGGGGGCGTGGGCGTGGGTGCAACCACGCGGTACGCACGCATATCCGGCGACATGCCGTTGGTATTCGCATACCTCGGATTGACGGCGCGCATGTCATGGGCCGGTTGATTCGGCGCGATGCAGGTCGGCGGGATTGCTACTGTGGCGCGCATGGTTAAAAGCGCGCCATTACGCGGTAGAGTGTCATGAGTCCGCCCGTACGCACCAGTCGATTGACGGCGGTCGCCGAATTTTCATTCGGGCCGCCGTTGGAGAGATAATATTCGATGTAGTCGTCGGAAAATCGGCCGCGGTCGGCAAAGCGATTCGCAGGGCCAGTGGGGTAGGGGATTATCAACAGCGTTGTGTGTTGCTGCGACGCGCCCGTTGCCGTGCTCGCCGGCAGTCCATATGACAGATGGAGTTCATGCGCATCCGATACGTCGCGCGTGAAGTTGTATGATGTGACTGCCGCCGATCTGCGGTCGGGATTCTCGTACACCGTGTCCCACGGCGCGCTGATGCTTCGGGTCGCGGCAGGCCTCGGGTTGGTCGGTGCGACATAACCGGTGCCAGCGGTAAACTCAACGCGGTCAGGGTTGATATTAATGTCGGAACCCGTTGCGCCGATTGCTGTTCGCAAATCAAAGACAAGAGTGTCATTATCAAACAACCAGCCGGCGGTACCCAGCGCGGCGGCCTGAGTTGCGTTCAGCGTATATTGGTAAGCGTTGCCGACTCGCCCGCCGAATGTGCCAGTCGTGCCGGTGCGGGTAAGAACGACGTCGAGTTGCGGTGCTGAGCCGCCGCCAGTGGTGATGCGATTCATCAACAGCGCGGCGACAGTGTTTGCGGTAGTCAATTGTGGCGCAATGCCGAATTGGATATAGGGACGATTGCCTTCGCCGCCTGAATCGTAAAACGAAGTCCAAATGATTCTGCTGTGGAAGTCGATGTCAGCGGCATTCTGCACATTGCCGAATGCACGCTTGCGTGATTCAACAGCGGCCGTCCAGAAGAAGCCGTTATTATCGCCCATCGCATACAACTCGGCAGAGAAGCGGTTGCGGTGACTGACAGCGCCTCTCGTGCCGCCTGTCCCCGCGACTGCGCCGTCGATAACAAACAAGCGGCTCACTTCATCTGCGCTGCCGGGATTGGCGTTGCGTACGCGAACCACCTCGCCATCGATTAGATTGCCGATGTCAGCGTCAAGCGTCGCTTCGGAGAAGTAAGTCCGAAGCGTATTGTTATCAGCGAAGATTTCGCTTGCCAACAACACTCGGCGGTCGCGCGCCACTTCGATGTGCTGTTTAAGCGCACGCTGACTGCTGAGGCCTTCCCAGATAAACTCTGGCAGATGGTTGATTGGACTGCCGCCTGTTGCGCTGTCATAGACATCGATGGTGAGGACGTTATCGCCATCTAAGTCCTGCAATTCCACCAGGCGGCGCACAACCTCATCTGTCGACTGGTCGATTTCGACCGTGGCAACTGTCCAGTTTCTATAAGTGCGCCCGTCCAGCGTAAAATTGCCGGTGGTCGTGCCGCGGTTATATCTGATGCGCCGCGTGATGTCTGTGCCGAATTCGCTTGAACCGAAGTCGATATACACCTGCGTCCGATTACCGAGCAGGGAAGTATTGAGCGCGATGTTGCAATAACGCGGCTGGGTGGTCGACCACACGATTTTCCCCACCATGCGTGGGTCGCTGATGTTACCAAACGGGTTGGCAGGCTCTACTGACGCACCGAACACGTTGCTGGCGATGGGGTCGTCATCAATGTTGACGATAGTGCGGTTGCGATGCGTGACCGGGTTGTTGACCGTGGAGTACAGTCCAGGCGGCGCGTTATTTGCAGCATCCAGGTGCGTCAGGTCAGCGGTCTGGCCGAACTCGGTTGCTGCCGGGAGCGCGGCGACTTGCTGGAATGTGCCGCCAGACGGCGCGTCAATCCATTCCGCCGCGTTGGCCGCTTGGTTGGTGGCCAGAATCTGACCAGCGGTGCCGAATGCGGACGGCGTGTCGGTGAGCGCGAGAAGGGTCTCTGCACCTGAACCACCGGTCGGCGCATCCGTAAATACCAACGCATCGCCCGCTTCGTTGACGGCAAGCGTCTGCCCTTCCGTGCCGAATGCGTCCGGCGTGTCGTTGAGCGCAAGGAAGTTTGCCGCGCCAGATTCAATCCCTCGCTGCATATAAGTCCGAAGCGATGACAGCGGAAACTCTGCGCCGCGCCCACTACCTGCGTCCCAACCAAACAGCGAATCGGCGTCAGCGGGCGCGCCAGTCGGACCGGTGGCCTCGCGCAAAGTCGAGAACAACTCGGTTGCGGTCGGGTCGTCAGGCGCGTCAATCCACTCGGCCGCGTTGGTCGCTTGGTTGGTGGCCAGAATCTGACCTGCGGTACCGAATGAACTCGGCGTGTCGGTAAGCGCGAGGAGTGTGCCGCCAGTCGTCGGTTGCGCTTCGGCGAACGGGTAGATGCCGATGATGCGAGGAAAAGCGCTCCTGCCTGCCGCCCAGACCGATGAGTTGCCCGTTGTGCCAGTGCGGAACTCAAGAGTAAATGCGCTTGCGTTGCCAGCGTTGGCTGTGTCTCCATCCGAGCGGACGAAAGACACATCGCCACTGCCGTTAGACATGTAGAGGGTTTCTGACACCGGCGAACCTGCGAAGCCCTCCGTAATTGGACGTCCGCGGAAAGTCTCTTCTACAACTATCGAGTAGAACCTTCCATTTTCCAATCGAATGCCAAGGTCGGCGATGCGTTCCGTAAGAGTGATATTAGTGCTGATTGCCGCAGTCGGTGCGGCCAACAGATTCTCGCCGATGCCGCCTTGCACTACGGTCGACGCACCAGATTCAACTGCGCGGTCGCGGTAAAACGACACGCGGTTCTTGGCATCACGCGCGGTGTATAACAACTCCAGCGTGCCATGCGTAGGCGGCGAATCATCTGCAGCCGACGCCTCCGCCGTGAACATCAGCACCAGTTTATATGTGCGCCCGCGTCGCACATTGACCAGCGTTTGCGTTAACGGGAAATGGAACGACTGCGCGCTTGCCGACTCGGCGACACGATGCGCGGCGACCTGCACGGTGCGATTAACGGTGTCAGGCGTCGCTGACAGATACTCGTTGAACGCCAGCGTCACCTCACCGCCGAGCCCGGTATGACGCATCGGCAAGCGGCCATTAATCGACAGCACGGTGTCGATGTCGGAATGCGCATTGCCGAATGACAGGCGACCTGACGCGTCGGACAGGCCAAGAGAAGCATCATCGCCAGTGGTGCCGAATGCGATGTCGCGCTGGACGGTAACGCCTTCAGCGGCCTGCGGAACGGCATCGACACTTGCCGCTTGTGAAATCTCGGCATAAGCGAACGGTATGTTGTAATCCTCGATATCGGGAATTTCCAGCCCGGACTCGACATAACTCGCCAGCGATGCCAGAGAGATTTCCACGCCCTGACTGCTGGACGCATCGTACGCGAACAGCGTGTCGGCATCGGCAAGCTCTGTCAGCGCAGGATATGCACGCAACAGTGTGGTGATGGAATCTGTTGTGGGCTCCGCTGGAATGGACGGCACGCCATCCAGTGCGCTGTACGCCAACCGAGCATTGCCAGTCAACGCCTCCATCGCGGTGACGATTTCAGCAATGGTCTGGTTCACCTGCGCACCGGCCGCGATGCCTGCCAGTTTATCCGCCTGCGCTTGCGTGATGGTAGTCGGCGTGCCAGTTAACGCTGTGTATGGCAATCGGGCGTTACCTGCCAGCCCTGACAGCGCGGTAACCATTTCCGCGCCCGTTTGGTCAGCGGTTGCGCCTGCCTCGATGCCGTCAAGTTTGGTCTCGTCGGCTGCGGTAAACGGATTGGCCACCGCCAGCGGTGACGCTTGAGTCCCCAGGCCTGACAGCGATGCGTCGGTGTGGACGGTGGTCAGTCCGCCGTCTTGAGGCTCAGGCAAATCACGAATTGCCGATGCGGGTAACCGTGCCGCGCCAGTCAGCCCTGACAGCAACGACACCGTCTCGGCCGCCGTGCGTAGAGTCGGAATGGTCGGCGTGTCTCGCAGAGAGGCGTACGACAGGCGTTCGCCGCCAGCAAGCGCGTTTAATGCCGATGCCTGCTGGGCAGGCGTCTGTGCCGCAGGAAGCCCGGTCTGCATGTACGTCCTGAGTGCACTGAGGGTCTTCGGCTCAGGCCTGTTGGCGGCTGCGGCGGCCTCGCGCTCATCATCTGTCCCGCCAGTCGTGAAGCCCGCGGCGGGATAAATCAGCGCGCGGTCATCATCGAGAATTGGGGACGAATCGACGGGCAGCCGATTCAAGCGTAATGTAGTCATCTGAATACCTGCAGGTTATTCGATGCCAGCAAGCATAACTCAATTCTGCGATTCGTCAACATGACAAATTCGCGCCCGTGTTGCGCTTCTGTGCGCGTGCGCGTTATGGCATCGCTGCGTGGTTTGCCTCGCACTGAGGCGCAGTTTGGGCGCGATTAAATCGGCCGTTTGGGCGCGCCCTCAGTGGGGGAGTCGGTTTAGGAAATCTTCCGAAGCGATCTCATCGAAACAGTTGCATTTGTAGGCCCTGTGGCACCACGATGCATTTGAGACGTTTCGCTGGAACGGGTACGCAATCGAACATTGCGAACGTCTGTACCCAAAGAAAAGTTGACATTAAATTCACCAACAGCGCTGGGGACTTTGAACATCACGTACTGCGAAGTCAGATTCGTAATGCCGTCAGTGAAAACTCCACCGCCGGAAACTCCATCAAATACCGCGATGTACCATGCGCCCAATTCCAGTTGGACTCCTAAATCTGTGCCGGGGAAGCCCGTCGCTGTACTTTGAATTTCAGCCGTCAGCAACTCCTCCCCGAATGCAATTGTGCCGCCGGATGCGCGCGCCGTAATTGCCGCAGCGACACCGGCGGCGGTTACGGCCTTCGCCGCGTCAGTGCCTGCGGCCGCTTCGGTTGCGGTCGCCAGCGATACGAGTCCTGACTCGCTTTCCGATGCACCGTCTGGACGCATCATCGTGCGCAGAGTCGACAGCAGAATCGCGCCCGGCGGATTCGCGGCAGCGGCGGCATTCGCCTGTGCATCAGGCGTGCCTGCAGGCGTGGAGCCTGCCGCTGGGTAAATCAGAACGCGGTCTGTCAGCGGCGGATTCTGCGCCAACAAAGCGAGTTGATTGAATTGAATTTCAGCCATGATGTGCCTCAGTATAGCGTGGATTTGCGGGATTAGTTCGGCATCCGAATGAACATAACAATCGCGCCGTCTCTCCGGGCTGCGCTGGTGCTGGAATTCTGACCGCCTCGCAGGATAAAACTACTCTGCGTCGATTCTTCTTTGAATGCAATCACCAGTTCAGCCCCTGATTGCCCGAAGCCAGGCAATCGGAATCCCCATCTGAAATCGTCGCCAAGTTCAGTCGAAGATAAAAGCGCAGGACTAATGCCGCCGCCGAAGCCTGACGCCTCCACACTGAAACCCCCCGATCTATGGTCGCTACTAGACCGACTTCCGCTTAATCGAGCACGATTGCCAAATCTCACCGGCTGCCCAAAAAGGCCCCGGCCAGTTCTCGCACCGCTTAAAATAAGGATGCCTCTCCCAGTACCTGTTTCAATTTCTCGACTATCGCCGCCGTCCAAATCTCCTCTACCGCCAAACCAACTTTCCACGAGTTCGAACCATTCGGTGCCGCGCGCAACACCTGTCGACGTCGGTAACATGCTTGCCGCCAATGACGCGGCCATGACAAGCGGAAATCCGCCAGACAGCGCATCGGTAGTTCCGGCCTCTGCGGTACGCACCACGCCAGCATCGGACGCAGATGCTGGATTCAAATGCGTCTCCTGAATGCCGCCAGCATCCAACACCGGCACATTTCCTGCGGCATCACCTGCGTCCGCCAATGCCGCGCTGTTGAATGGATTGGCGCTGCCCAGTAGGCCGGTGAGAAGATTAATAACGCCGCTTCCCCAGCCAGTGGGATTGCCGAACAGGTCTGTCAACCTGTCGATTTCATCACGCCTGTTGAAGTTAATCGGCATGTCAATTCAGTTGCAGATACCAAGCGAAGCCTGCTTGCCCTCTCACCTCTGGATTTCGCTCTAATATCCCCGCCGCACCGACAGAGACATTGAAAGTGCCTCCGCTTGTTGGTGTCGCCGCGATTAGCAATCCAGCGTCAACGGTCGCACTGCGGTCACGAAGTCCCTTCCCAATCATGTTGATGTAGAAGAGGAAAGGATAGTTCGATCTCGCGTCGAATACGCGGGTGTTCGAAGTTATGGTCTGACCACTCTTTCGCGCCGTTAATGTGATTAGGGGATTTTGCGGCGTTGCATCGACAGAGATTGTCGTGTCACCAGCGCCTTCGCCTGTCGCACCACTGGCGATGATTAAACCACCGCGCGTAGTGACGAATGGCGACGGCGACGCCATATCGAATATCTGGAAATTCGATGTGAGCACACCTCCGAACAGCGCAGTCAATCGCGCGGCCTCTGCGGTTATCTGCGCCGCTGTCGCCACATCCCCTGTCGCCGCCCCATCAAGCGATGGCGCAACACGAACCAAACCTGCGCGATCTGTGGCCGCCAAGGGCAATACGGTATTGGCGATGTTACCATCAGCGCCCAGAACCGGCACATTGCCTTCCGCTGTGCCGGTGTCTCTGGTCGCCGCAGTACCGAACGGATTACTCGCGCCGAACACTTCGTTAATGACGGCGACCACTCTGTCGGCAAACGTCACCGCGCCGCCAGTGACTCCACTCAGTGCGGTCAGCGCGTTGGTCACTCTTGTTGGGAAAGTAGCAGGCATATCATCACCTCACAGGTCAGGGCGTTCAGGGTCGGCGGCAATGATGACATGGTAACTCTCATTGCCGACAATCAGCTCGCACAACAACTCGCCGAATCTCTCTTTCGGCACGGGGAAATCCCGCAGGTCGTCCGCGCCGATAATAACATGGTTGTCGACAATCGCAAGCGATTTGTCAATGCCGCCCCACAGAGTCGCCTGCGTCTCGGCGGTGTCTTGCAGTGGAATGTTATCTGCTGCGCCTTTCATTACTCGGTAAACTAACATCAGTCCAAGAACCTCCAGTTGAGCCCGACATCAGTGAGTACGCTTACCGCCGAAGCGGTTGTGGCGACGACACGCGCCTGCATAAACCGTGCGCTGATTTCTTGACGCATGCCGTTGGTAACCGTGACCTCTGTCGCTGCGTTCACCAGCGATGTCGTCGAATGCCGTAGAATCAATTGATACACGCTGGCGGTCGATGTGAGTGACGGCGGCACATCACTGATATAGCTCGGAACCACTTCGACGCGGCGAGTCCTGCCGAAATCTACCATGCGCGATGTGTACTGCGCGCGGACATCCGCCGCCGCATCCGCCGCAAGAATGCCGCCGCTGCTACCGAATGGAAATGCGCCGCCGGTCGTTATACCAACGCCATCCCAGTCGTTCAACGTCACCGCCCTGTGATTCGGCGGATTGATGAAAAGTCGGCGCACCTGCTGATGCGTCCAAACCGCCATGTTTTGCGTTGCGCCAAGCCAAAGCGGTGTTGCACTCCGCCTCCCTACAATCGGCTCAGGCTCTTCGACTTCAAATAGTCCCGCAAATGTTATCGGGCCGAGAATGCCCAGATTGTTGCGCATGCGGAAAAACACTTTGTAAATGCCATTGCTGGGGAATACCATCGACGCGCGAATTGGCTGGTCGCTGTCGCGCGGCACGACCACCGACACGTCCAATTCCAAGGCCGCGTTCCACCCCGCCAGTGTGATGTCAGGGATTGTCGATGTGTCGGTGGTGCCTAAATCGGCGCGCGTGTATTTCACCTCCACGCCATCGATGTTTCGACTGAACGCCATCGGTCAATCCGCCTCCGTAATCGCCAGATTCAGATTGTAACCTGACTGCTGTGCGCTGGCCACCTGCCCCTCATCAGGCTCAATTTCCCTGTACGATGCAATGCCGGTCGCCGTAAGCACAGGACTGACTTCGCGGTCAGTCCTGCGCTGCGCCCAGATATAAAATGAATACGTGCCTGCGTCCTCCAGAACGAAACTCGCTTGGTTGTCGGCACCCACTTGCGCCCAAACGCGATTGGTCAGAGGCGACACTGCCGATACCCAGATGGTGTGGATCGACGGTTCGAATGTCAGCACCGCATCCCACGTCACCGTGCCGTCCTGTCCGATGTGATGCGTGACGATAGGGTCGCCAACCAGCACCGGTTGCGGCACCGGCCTGGGGATGAGATTCGTGCGCGGTTGAATCGCCGGGAACTCGTAAGAATCTTCGAACCAATTGTCAGGCCATTGCGCAAGTTGGAGATTGACCGACATGTCGGGATTGACGCTGTTGGACAGCACGCGGAAGTACCTGATGCTGGACGAGCCCTCCGCGCCGGCGATGCCTTGCCCGATGCCGTACTCAGGCAAATTCAACTCAATCTTATCGCCGGGAATCAATCCGATGTGACGGAAATCATCGCCAGGCTTCAGCGTCAGCGTCACCTCCATCGATGCACGCTGTTGGCGCAACTGTTGGTGCATGAAATTGATTGCTTGCGTCGGCTGATTGATAAACGCCATCGTAGGCAATGTGGTCGGTAATCGGATGGGGCCTCCAAGGCCGCCTTCCTTCGCCTGTGCCGCTGCATCAGCCACCGTGAGTTCCACCGACTGGTAGTCGTCGGGCTGTGATTGTTCGATGGTGAGATTGACCTCGTTAATACGATTCTCACGCGGCAGCGACGGTCGGATGACTGGATGGTCGATAATGTCGCCGGGATTGATAACGACACGCGCGCCACTGCTGTAGTTCCCCGTGCCAGGCGTACCCGTCGCATATTCCGAGCCCGGACGGAAAAGGAATCGGCCTCCCCATTCAATCACATTGCCCTGCCAGCACAAGTCGAATTGCTTCTCGACCGCATCGATGCGGTCGTCGGCATTCAAAACGCCGTTAATCGAGTAACGACGCACCGACGCAGGATAGTCGGTACTATACCCTGACTGCGCATCCAGTCGAATCATTTCACTGCACCTTGACGCCGCCGCACGATAATAATCCGCGTCGATGTCGGCAATGGGAATCTTGCGCCTTTCGGTGAGCCACCACAACCGAATCTGCGCGGCATTCTGCGTCCACTGCAATACCGGCTGCGCGATGATAAGCGGTGGGCGTGTGGGCGACAGCCCTATAACATAACTGGGCACTCGAAGCCCGCGCACGAGATACTCGATGTCAGGGATGCGGTTAAACAGGCGATTGGCCACGCCCTCAGATGTCTCATCATGCGGCGGCTGCTCGAGTTCAACAAGAACGTAACTGATGCCAGTTAGTTTATGTGCCGCCGTCCACGCCAAATCATTCGACTGCGTAGCACTCTCATCAGCATCAGGAATGGCCTCGGATGCAATCTCACGGATGCGAGCGCCCTGTGAGCCGTCGCCCGCGAAGTACTCGGTGATTTTGAATGCCGGGACGGTGATGGTCTTTGTGATGGTACGGCGCACAAGGACGCGCTTGTAACCGGGAGGCACCGTCTGAGTCGTCTCCTGCTGGCCGCTGACACCATCACCCGCCGCGCCGCCTGCAGAAGCGAATGTCCCCATCATCGCTTCGTGGTACCGCGCCAATGCCCACGGCGACAGGTCGAGTCCTCGGCCAGGAAAATGTTGCCCAACCCAGCCGCCATCATGTGCGCTGAATCCCGGTGCGCCTGGTGCGCCGGCTGAACTGTCGCAACCGAATGTGCCTCTGCAACCACCACAACCACCAGGTGCGGCTGCGGTGCCGAATCCACCGCCACCTCCACCGCCCCCGCCACCACCGCCGGGTCTATCAGGACTGACGGGGTCAGGCCCGTCACCACCACCACCGCCAGGTCTCGATATCGGCACAATCTCGTACTGCTCCACGGTGCTGGTCACCGTCTTGGTGAAATTGAATCGACTGCCTGCCGCAGGCGTGATGACGCCTGTCGCCGCATCTCTGGTGACAGGAACGGATTCGCCGTTAATCCACACCGCTTCAATGCGGTCAAGGCTGCCCGCCGAGAGAATCTGCACGTACGCCAAGCGCGCATCCAGATGCCTGAACCAAACTACCAGACCGCGTACGCGCGCCCTGCCCAGAATCCATCGCTTGGGGATTACAGTGGCCTGCTCGATGCGCGAACTTCCTCTTACATCCGCGGCACCGAAACCATCAGGATCGTCCTGCCCGGCCAATTCCTGCAACAGATACCCGCTCACCGCAGTGATGGCGAATGCTTTGGCAAAGTACGCGCCTGCGGCTGCGAACGTAAATGCCACCGTGCCGGCTGCAACGGCGGCTGCGGTAGCCGCGGCTGCACCAACAACGGCGACCAGAGCAAGTTGTGGCATTACCCTCTCCTCCAGATTCCGATGACATTAACGAACGACACCACATCGTAGCCGTGATGCGTGCGCGCCCTGGGCAAGTACGCCCCGTCGATTCGGGCGATGCAGAATACCTCATTTGCCGTGCTTCCGCACCACACGTCACCGATGCGCCGACTGTCGTCGGTGACGCGCACGTAACCGCCCCTGCGCGCGAATTCCTCGCACATCGACTCCACGCCGCCATAATGCTTCACAGCGGCAAGGAACGCCTGTTCCTGCGTCCGTGTGCGGATACACTCAGGTCGGTCGAAGTCCGCGCCCAGCACGTACGACACGCAATCATCGCGTCCCCATTCGGCGTCCATCGACACGATGCGATTGCGCCTGAATCGCGCCAGCAGATTGCGCATCACGGCCATCTGATGTCGAGACCAGATGACAGCACCTTGAGATGCTCAAGGCCGAGGTCGCCGGGATAATCTCTGCGCTGTGCGGCGTCACTCCAGTTCTCATCGAATCCGCGATTTAATTCATCGCGGTAAACGGCGATTTCCACCGTGTACTGCCCGCCCTGCAATTGTGGGCGCGACAGATAACCGCTGTGTTCGCGTGCGATGGCGCGCCATTCGATGCCGTGATTCGTGCTGTATAGCATGCGCACGGTGATGCGCACGCGGCCGGGGTCTTGCAGGAAGAGATTCCGATGCTCCACCGAGATTGATGACAGCACAATCGACATGCGGCCCTGCCCGGTTAACGATGCTTGTTGAGTCCCCACCTGCAGGACATCAGGCCCGACACCAGTATATGTGATGCCGCCAACGGTGAGGTCGGTATTGCCCGTCCAGACATGGTAAGCGGTGCCGTCCGGGTACTGTGCGCTGATGCCGAATGCGAACAGCGTATTCTCGGCAATCACAGTACCCAGTTCGGCACCCCAGAGAGCATCATCTGCGCCCCACTTGACGTCATCCGCGCCGTACTTGATTTCGACTGTCATGCTTCTGCCTGCGTAAATGCCAACGTCACCGGCCCCCACCAGTCGACGTCCTTCGGAATGCTGAGTGGCGTGGATTCCGTACGCCGCGCCCGCAGGAACGGCTGACTCCAAATAACAGGGAGTTGCGGAACGATGTTTGTGGTCACCGCACTTGTGGTGGAAATCTGTCGAAGCGGCGTGAGGTTGACATTCGTGCCGCCATGCAACGACGTGCATTGGAAAAGTTTGTTATCGATGGTGACATAATCACCCAGCAGTAGTCCATCCTGACGATTGAATCGCGCCAAGAGTTGGTCGCCAGTGGGCGTAGCAGTTAATATTGTCATGTACGCATCCGGGTCGGCGTTCGGCACCAGATCGAACCGGTCCTCCTGGCCGGCGGGAAGCGGGATGTCGAATGTGTTTGCCGCGCCGCTGAGTTGGTGCAGGAATGTCTCGATGGCGCGAATCTCGGTGGCGTTATCTACACGCCCAAGCTGAGGCCACGACAGTGTGCCTTCCCACACGCCAATACCGCGTGCGATGACTTGGCGGTCACCAGTGTAAATGGACTCATGGACTGTCTGGCCGGGATAACGCAGAGACAAATCAAGCGTCGCAATCTGCACATCAGGCCAAAGGATGTTAGCCACGGATGCCTCCCGGTCGACGGTTCGCTTGCGCGACCGCTTCGACTGCGTCTTGCTGTAATAACGGCCGCGCCTGCGCCAGCGCCCTCTGCACGCCGGGGCCGTCGGTGGACTCGATGTTGAAAACAAACGAGAAGTTATCGCCGCCGCCCATGTTGCGATTCGCAACAATGCGCCCGCTCTCTGACGGCATGAATAACTCAGGCCCCGCTTCGCCGACGAGATAGGGACGGCCTGCATGCGCCGTACCGCCAGTTACCGAACCGGTCGGTGTGCGGATTGAGAAAAATGACTGAATCCCTCCTGTGATGGCATTGGCGATGGGCTGGATAATCGTCGCGCGCAACACCGCCCGTGCAATCTCCGCCGCCAACGCCTTGAATGCATCGCCCGCCTTCATGGTGCCGTCGATGATGGATTCGAAGAACGACTCGAATGATGACTCCATCGAAGACAACATCTGCCGATTGCGCTCCATCTTCTTCTGCAGGTCATCGTACGCGCGCATTGCCTGCACAGCAGTGCCGCCAAAATCCCTGAGCGCGCCCTGCCGAGTCGCCAGCAGTTCAGGATCAATCTGAGGCCCTGCATTTGCCAACGGGGTCTCTTCCATAATTCGCTTGAACCGATCCGAAAGCCGTGCGTCCGCGCGATTTCTACGCTCGGTATTCGCCAATGCTTGACTGAGCGTTGTTGGTTGGTAATCCTTAAAATTAGCCTCCAGCATTCTTAACCGCGCGCGCTGGTCTGCCAAAATGCCCTCTCTGTCAGTCCGCTGACGGTCGAGGAACCGCTTCAATTCTTTCGCCGCCGACCGATTTGCACGGCGCATCATGTCCGAAGTGTCGGCTTGGTTAATCTCCATACGCCGGTTGCGCTGGAAGGCGGATAATCTCTCCCTCGGCGAAATGGTCTCGCCCGCCTCGGTGGAATCAATGCCGAGCAGCAGATTCTTGAATGCGGTGCCGAGTTCCTTCAGCGATTCCGCGAGGTTGGAATTGCCTTGCTGTGCATTCTCAATCAGCTCAATCCACTCGTTGAGCCTGACCGCCGCCTTGCCGAACACGGAATCCTCATCGAAGGGCGTCTCTTTCGCGAGCGACCGCGCCCATGCACCTCGCCCTTCGCCTACGCGCATAGTACCCCCTGCAGGATTTACATCACGTCCGCCTGCGAGATACTCAAACGCATCCCTCATGCGTTTGACGATATACAAAATCACGCCGTCCCACATTCTCTCAAAGAATGCGCTGATGGTACTCCCCGCGGCCAACAATACGTCCACCAACGCCGTGCCGACTCGCTTGATATTGTTGATGACAACATCAGGCTGGGTGAACAACTGGAAGGCCACGCTGAAAATGGCGAATTTCAGAAGGAATGCGCTCATCGCTTTCGTCAAACCCCACATCGCGGCGGCGACTCCCTTGATGGACGCCTTCAACAGGTTCATCACGGCCCACAAGGCCTTGCCTGCCCTGCCTGACTTCCGAAGGGTGTCCATGAATTTGTCAGCGGTCTTGATATGACTAGAGAATAAATCTATCCTCTCTACCGTCGCTGCCGCCTTCTTGGCTGCATCAATCTGCGCAATAATGAGGCCCCCTGTTGCAGCAAGCACCGCACCCAATCTCGACATGGCCGCGCCAAACCCAAGAAATGCAGCGCCCGCGCCGGCGGTATTCTCCGCCAAGTACCTCATCGCGGGGATAAACACATTGGTCAATATCGAACTCATGCCCTCCATCGCCTGCGGCAAACGCGAGCGAATTACCCCAATTAAATCGCTCCACGGGCCTGCAACGTCAGCGCTGATTCGTACGCCGACATTCTTAATATCCTCCCTCAGGTCGCCGAACTGGACGCCCAATGCTTTCGCCTGCTCAAGCATCTCGCGCGACGGGTCAGTGGCGCGCTGATACGCTTCGGCAAGTTCGCTGCCGTGCTTGGCTGCATTAACCAGCCCAGGCACAATCTGACTCGACGTTTCCTCGAACACGAATCGCGCACGTGCAATCGCCGCAGGGCCTGCCTTTGCCAATCCCTGAATGAAATCATTCAGAATCTCTTCGAATGACCGCACATTCCCCTCAGCATCGGTCGCCGAGACACCCAATGCCTTGAATCCGTCAATGGCATTCTTTTGACCATCAACCGCTTCCGATATGCGCTGTCGCAACTTCAGAATCGCTGAATCAAATAACTCGATGCTGATGTTGCTTTCGCCAGCCACGCGGCGCAAGGCAAAAAGCGTCTCGGTTAATACCCCAGCGCCATCGGCGGTACGCAGGAATGCGCCCGCGTATTGTGCAGATTGCGTTACGATTGCGCCGAGTCCCGCGCTGCCGCCCAGCACGGCAATTGCGCCTCGCAGGCTGACTAAACCCTGTGCGTACGATGCCGCAGCCACCCGCGCGCGGCCAAACTCTCTGCTCAACAAATACTGTCGGCGTTGCAGATTGCGCGCCGCCCGTGCAGCGCGCTTCGCGGCATCATCGAACGACTTGCTCGAGCCGGTGATGTTTATCCGCAGTTTGTCGACATTAATGGTCGCCATCAGTCGTCACCCTGCGTCTGCACCAATTGCTGAGTCACCGCCATCTGACTCTCTCGCGACTTACGCTCGCGCCGTGCCTTGACTGCCGGCGTGTCCAGCCACGGCGCAATCGCCGTTAACGGCCTGGGCTTTGCGTTAGAACTCTTGCCGCTGAATCCGCACATGAATGTCTCTACGACCATAATTAGCTCCGCGAGAAGTCGTTGCGTCAGGTAATCACCGGGCGGATACTCCAGCATGTGCCGCTGCCAAGCCAGCGACTCGTTGCTGGGCATTTCCATAACCGCGCGCAGGGGCTGCCCTGTGGTGCGCGCGATTAGAAATCCGTGTGGTCGTCCTTCGCATCATCGAGATTGCTGAGTCCGCCGAGGCCGATAACGCTCATGGCGTAATGGGCGACTTCGGATTTATCGAAACCGATGGACATGATGAACTGGCGCGCGGTCTCATCATCCATTTTGGCCTCCTCTGATGCGGGCGGCAAGCATGCCTTCACTACGCGCGCAAGGAAGATTTCGAAAAGATTGATGGCATCGGCATGACTGAATTCGCCTCCGCCCACCTTCTTTCTGGCATCTTCGAGTGCGTAGAATTCCGTACGCAACTCTTTGGCGACCGTCACAGACGGCGATTGCATCTTGAGCTTGTGGGTCTTGCCTGCCAGTTTGAAGTTGACGGTTTTTTCCTGCTTCAGAAGTTCGGCGATGTTCATGGTGATGCCTCCAGACAGAGTTAGTAGGAGGCACCACCATAACATATTTTAGCTGGGTACGCCAACTTTCATTCGCGGCAAGATTGCGAGGGGCTTGACCGACAGCGTGGTAGCCAGTTGCGATTCGCTTCCTGCGTCGACGTCATCCCACATGCTCACCTTCGCCGTAAATGCGGGACGGTAGATGGGTGCCAATTCCAGCGAGTAATCCGCTTTCGCCGCCAGCGTAGTAGCAGGCAAGACAGTCGCAACGCCATTTTCGCTGATGGACTGAATGATGCGATAGTCGTTCTCATTGCCATTATCGGCGACCTTGAATGCCAGCCCAGGACCGAACTCATCATCGGTGAGGTCGATGCCACTGTTACCCGCCAGCGTAACAACGCCGGTGCTCGCTGCGATGGCGATGGTGTTGGCTGCGCCGGTGACGGTGCGATACACCTGCCCTTGGAAGCGGTAGCGAATCTGGATGGTCTTCTGTTCGACCAACGCCTCATGCAGAATGCGCGAAGTGTCGTGCAGCGCGGCGTAGCCTGAGATCGCAAATTCGATGGTGGGCGGCGTCGGCAGGCCGGTGATTTGGACCTTGCCGCCGAAACTGGCCTGCTCGCGTGAAGGGGCTTCAGTTCCCGATTCAGAAATCGACGCCACTCCTGCCAGCGTCTGCCACGTGGACGTGCCGCCTTCGAGAATCTCAACTCTGGCATTCTCTGTGGGCGTCGTGATGGGTGAGTATTGCGCCATTGGATTAGTCCTCAGATGTGGTTTGAACTGATGACGAATATAACTCGGTTCTGCGATTCGTCAACTTACACGTCCGCCGCCAACGCTCTGCGCGTCACCGGTCGGATTTTCCCCGACTTGAATTCCTTCGCAACCTTCCTGAGCTCGCGGTTGGCGACTCGGAAGAACTCTGCGCGCCGCTGATTCTCGGTCTCATCGATGGCATTCAACAACGGCGCGCGCGCCTTCATCTTCACCGTGCCGAATTCGATGAGTACCGCTTGTCGCGCGTCTTCACCGCCCATCTCCACCGCGGCGAAGACAAATCGGCTGCCCTTCTTCACCTTGCCGCGCACCGCTTTGATTGTCTTGCGCAGGCGGCCTGACTTGTCGGTGAACCGATAGCCGGGCGTACTGGCGCGCTTGGCTGCCACTCTCGCGCCAGCGAGTGCGGCCACTGCGATGATTCGGTCAGGCACCTTGCCCGGCACCTCTTGTCGCATTTTCTTAACAAATTCGGCGACTTGGGATTGACTCGGTGTGACGTCCGCGATGACTGCCATGATGTTACCTCTGAATCAGCGCGGTGAATGTGCGGACATAAACGCCGAAGTCATCATCGAAACCGTCGCTGAATCCCGACGTCTGCCGTACACGCCCGGACGGAAACCGCTTCAGCGCTTGGTATAACTGCCATGTCAATTGCACCAGCCCGCCGTACGAAGCATGGCGTACAGCGATGATAACGGTCTGCGCGGTGATGGTCTTCTGGAATCCATCCTGCTCCACTGAGCCGGTCGACTGGAATGTGACCGATGGCAATGTCGGCGCAGCGCCTTTGCCGACAATCTCGACTACCGGGAATGCCGAGAGTTCGATACTCCGCGCCGCCGCGACCACCACCTGCTCAGGCAGTAGACGCGGCACCACCGACACTGGAATGGTCGATACATCACCGCCCCACGAGAGTAGCTCATCTCCCCACGCGAGGTCTTCGCCTCCCCACGCCAGTTCTGTAACCGCCGGTGTGTCGTCTGATGTTTCAGGCATCGGATTACCCTCTCAACAGAAGCCGCATGCGAATTTGCCATCGCCGACCACCGAGTTCCTCGGTGGACACGATATCGTACTCGCTGCCATTCTCGCCGATGACAGTCCACTGGACATCGATGTCGGCCAGATTCGCATGCCACCAGATGTCGCACATAATCTTCGTGACACCGAATTCCTTGCCCTCCGCCAGCGACTCGCCTGCGCCGTCCTCGCGCCACGATGCCCAGACGCGGTAGACTGTCGGCGCGCCATCATCGACCATCTCGCCAAAATCGCTGGCGACCTTTTGCGCAGGCGCACGCAGTCGAATCTGACGATTCATCATGCCCGGTGCTGCCATCAGAAGTACCTCTCAAACTGCTGAAGCAGATACTCCACCGACCGCGGCACCTTGGCGATGGCAGCACCGGTGATTATCTCGTTGCGGAAGTTATACCAATTGCCTGCAATCAGGCGCGCCGCATGCTTGAACTCCTCTGGCAGTGCGGCCTGCGTCCAACCGCAATCGACGGTGATTGTGACTTCGGAATCTTCGTAATTCAGCAGAGGCCACGACTTACCGTCGCGCAACACGATTTCCACTTGCCTCGTGATGTGCTCGCCGGTGCCGCGAACATCGTAATCGGCAGCAGGGACGGTCATGGATTCGCCGCCATCACCATCGACATATGTGACGGCAGTGACGGCGCGAATCGGCGTGACGTCCAGTAGGATTGCGCCGCGCCGATTCCACCCGCCCCACCAGTACGATAAATCGCCGCCATAACCATCGTTATCGTACGGGAAGCGACGCATGGTTAACTGTCGCGTTTGTGCGCGCACAGGCCGCCGTACGGTGGTCTCGATGGCATTGCCGCACGCCTTGATTAGGGACGTCAGATACGCGTCCTCATCGGCATCGGCATCACCGAAGTCGGGCAGGCGCAGATGGTAGCGCAATTCCGCCGCCGTCAGAATCTCGTACTCGGGCGCAGATGTGACGGTGTATTCGGTCTGGATAGCAGGGCTGTCATTGTAGCGCATTTCTCATCACCTGAAAAAAACCCCGGCCGCGAGGGGGCGCGTGCCGGGGATCTCCAAAACAGATTGCTTGCGTGCCGCACACGTGCGCCTTAACGCGCCTGTGTGCGGCGATAGCGTGATGGTGGGGCGGTTATACCTCAGGCTCCACCTGCGGCATAACAAGCGCAACCAGCGACACTTCTTTGGCGACAGCGCCAGAGGAGGCGTTGGCGACAGAGAGGCGGCCGCGGACATAACGCCGTGACCCTGCGTACGCCAGCGAACCGCGGAACTCTTCGTTGACCGCAAAGTCCTTGCCGCCGGTAGCATTCGCGCCTGCGGCATCACGGCCGCCGGCGAAGTCGCCTTCAGCGGTGACGACCGCCGCGCCTGCGCCAGCGGCACTGGTGGCGTGTTCGAGAGACAGCGTCCCCGACAAATCGGGGTCGGACTCGACATGGGCTACCACAGTCACAGGGCCGACAGTTTGCGCGACATCGATCCAACCAGTGGTCAGGATGTTGCCGCCGGTGTAGCCGGCTGAGGGGACTGAACTCGTCCCCCGCCCACTATGCGTGATTCCACGCAGGTAATCGGATTTCATGAGATGATTCCTCAGTCGAAGGGTGATGGGTTAAGCGGCGCATTTCAGCAAGCGAATGCCGCGAGTGTCTGCAGGACGACCGCCGGTACGGAATGTCATCGTGTACTCCACATTCGGCTTGTTGCTGTACGGATCGACCAGCATGCTGATGCCTCGGCGGTCAGCGATTTCATATGCCGCCGACCAGTCAGCAACCGCAACCGGATAGTTGTTCGCGCCGACATCAGGCATGAAATCGTTGATGACGACCGGCGTGCCGAGAATGCTCATCGCACCACCTGCCATGCGTGCATCCATCGACGGCGCAACGCCCATCAGGTAATTACCATCTGCGTCCCGCAAACGAGCGTACTCGCTGAAGGTGAGACGGTTCATAACGATGGTGGCATTCATGCGATAACGCGAATGCATCGACGCGATTGCGGCAATCAGCGGATTGTATGCAAACGCCGCGTTGGTTGCGGTGGCATGCCCTACGCCGGTGGTGTTGCCGGTGTTGATTGCGCGAATCTTGCCGAAGTCGGATTCGGTCTTGGATACCGAACCGATTGCGGTGTCGTCCTTATCCAGCGTCAAGAAACCGGTGGGCTTGTTGACGCCGTCGCCAGTGACATGATATTCGGACTCGGATTCGTTAATGGCCATGCGCGCTTCGCCGGTCAGGAAGTCGACAAGACCGAATTGCGCATCTTCGATAACATCCGGGTGCAGCGACACGGTGGAAGCGAAGTCGACGACCGGGTATTGCACAACATAACCCTTGGGGAGATTCCCCGCCGACCAGTCACGCAACTCATCGCCGACGCGCACGGTGGTCTTGCCGCTGAAGCGCATCAGTTTCACGACGTTGCTGTTCACGGTTCGCATCAGCGCCAGCCCGCGCAGGCTGCCAGCGGTGTATAACTCGCTGATGATGCGCCCAGTCATCGCGGCGGGAACCATGATGCCAAACGAAGGATTGAAGATGGTGCTGCCGACCGCCAGCGTCTCTTCAGGCATGCCGTTGAGGTTGTTTGATCTACCCATCGCATATCGTTCGAATGCGATGTCGGCAAGACGAACTTCCTCACGAGTCGGCAATGACTTCTCATCAGCAAAATGGATGTCGGCTTTGCCCAACACCTCATCTTGCATGGCGGCAAGATGCATGGCGGCCTTCAGGTGCTCGGCATCATCGGAACTTGCCGGTGCGCCTGCTCGCCGCAACTCCTCCATCTTTGCCTCGAGCGCCTCACGCGATTTCGCTTCGGCTTCGGCGCGCTGTGACAACTCTGACAGCGTCTTGGCGGTGTCGCCGAAGTCCTTGCTCAGGGCTTCGACCTTTGCCTTAACATCTGCGGCGTCGGTGGTGCCTGCTTTCTGCGCCGCTTCGAATTCGCTTCGAAGCGCGGACAGGCCGGTCTGAAACTTCTCGCCGACAGACGTAATCTGCGCCGACAGCGTTTCTGAATTGGGCTCTGACATGAGATTATCCTCTCGGAATGGTTGAATCGAAATTGGAATTTAACATGAATTCACGGCTTGTCAACTCGCAATCAGGCGGCGAGAATCTGACGGCAAGCATCCGCCGCTGCCGAGTAGTCGTTCGGCGGAATCGGGCGCACTCGACCGGGGCCGGGCGCAGATTCCGAGTCGTCGTACTCGGTAATCTTGGCATCTGAAAGCGCAGGGAAGGTGACGACCGAGCATTCCCTGAGCGTCGCCCGTGTCACCTTCTCGACTTCGTATTTGCCGCGCCCCTCGCCGCGCGTCTCGACTGCGACATCCTGAACGTCGAATCCAACGGAAAAGGCTGTGAGTACGCCGGTCTGGATGAGAGACATAAGCTCGCGCCCCTCCATCACATCGGTGTTGATGGCGGCCTTCATGTACAGGCCTTCGTTACTATCCCGAAATTCGGTCGCAATGCCGACGGGTTTAGTCGGGTCGTGTTGTGAAAGGATTCGCACATCTGAGGGCTTGTCGAGAGATTCGGCAAACGCGCCAGCGGCGAGTTCCATGAATCCCCACCACCGCTCAATCTCTTGGCCGTATTTGGCAGCCCATCCTTCAATGGGGGACATGTCGCCTTTCGCCAACTGCTCTCGCGGGCGTGCATTAAGCGCAATCGGCATGGCCGCTTTCAAGATGATGCTTTGCATGGCATTACTCCTCAGGGTCGGTGTTCGGTTGATTCGGTTCGCGGTGGCCTGCAGGCGGCGCGCCGGTCGGCATGGCGACCTGCGCAACCGGTTTGAACTCATTGCAGCAGCCTTCATCAGGCATCATACCCTCCATAGCGCGCGCTTCCGGCGGCGACATCCAACCGCTTGCGATTCCCTTCGCGTAGTAATCGGCGCGTTGATTCGGCGTACCGCGTAAGAATGAACGGAAATCGAATTCAAAAAACATCCCCGCGGCACGCTCTTCGGCGGTGAGAATGTTCTGGTCGAGAACTGTCTCTACCGATTGCGTCATCGGTTGCAGTGTATATCTGACGAATGAGGCCGACTGCTCCACCAATCCGCTTCCCCAATTTGAACTCGAGATGACATCCATCAGCAGATAATTCGGAATGCCAAACGCACGCGCGAACTCGGCTACCTGCGCGCGTCTCGATTCAACGAATTGCGATGCTTGGTTGGAACTGGACGGCGCATATGTTACCGACGGGGCTCCAGGCATCACCTTCCATTTCTGGTCGGCGTTGGGGTCATTCAAAGACACCTCAGCCTGTTGACGCTGTTCCGCAGTGATGTTGGCTGACGGGTAAATCAGGAAACCCTTCATATTTCCGCCGATGAGTGACCGCTTGGCGTGATACTGCATCTCGACGCTGGCGCGCAACAGGTCGCGCAATGTCACCAGCGTGCCGATGCCAAGATACCCTTCAGCGTCAGTGTATGTCCCACGGAAGTGCAGGATGTCCGGTGCCATCAGTTCACGCCGATTGCCTGTCATCTTGCCGCCGATGGTCGGTGGTGAGATTTTATAGATGACATCGCCGGCGTCGTTAACGCACAATTCCACACGGCACGGGTCGATTGGCTTGAGAGAGAACAACTTGCTCCCCCCGTTGACGCGCACTTGTTCCAGATAACCGTTCCCATGGATGACAATCGATTGCACGACTGCCTTGATTAACGCCTGCCCGGTCAGCACCGGCCGATTGGGGATGGGGTCGCGCAGCACATCGATGGCGGGGTGTTGCATGACATCCACCACGCCGTCATCCTTCTTTTGCCGCAAACGCAACGGCATCTGCGCGATGGAATTGGACAGCACGCGCACGCACGCATAGTACGCAGGCACGCGCATTGCCTGCGCCTCGGTCATTGGAATCTGCGACGCATCATCGACGACATCACGGATTGCGCCGCCGTACGCCGACGCGAACGGCAGTGCGTGCGGGATCAGCCGGTTAAGTAAAAATCTTGGCAATCTCATAACGCCGACCATACACTATGTTTCGGATTTCGCAAGGCCATCACATCGCGTAGACCAGAGGCCCTCTGGTCACCTCCTCCATCGGCAATGCGCGCGCCAGCCCAACCGCCATCGCCAACGCCACCGCGCCATCGATGCGCTCATTCGACCTGTGCTTCTCGAAAGACCTGTCGCCCACCGAGTTCGCTTCAATTACGGCACTGCAAACATTCCACCGCAAGCACGGATTCGATTCCACTTCGATGCGCTCTTTTAAGATGGCGTACTCAAGATGGTCGATGCTTTGGGGCATACAAAGTCCCTCAGTGAGTCCGTTATCCATCAGCCCAGTGCTGGGGTCGATTGATGAAGGCACGCGCTTCTTGCCTTGCGAATGCTTGTAAACGGGAATGCCCTGACGCAACACTCTCGAATCATCATCATCAGGCATATGTCCTTCAACGTCCAGGTCGCCCAGAATCCGCAGGAATTCATATGCGCGCCAACTATCGTACGCCACGCCGCGCACGTCCTCTGAATCCATTAGCTCCACCAACCATCGCGCAGGCCACTCATAATCGACGACTCGGCCAGGCGTCAGCGACAACACGCCCATGTCCCGCCAGAGGCCGTACGGAACCCGGTCCTCTCTTTCACGCTCCAACAGCCCCTCCTCTGGCAGCCAGAACTTCGCTTTGGCAAACATGCGGCCGTTATCGCCGCGCCAAACGGCTACGCCAGCGGTCAGGTCACGTCTCTGCGACAGGTCAAACGCCGCCACCACCGACTTGTCTTTCATATCAGGCAGGCTCTCACGCTCGCACGCCTCATACAGCGACGATTCAATCCATGCGGTAGATGAATCAATCCATTCGCCGAAGTTGAGCCTGCGAATGAAGTTGATTTTGGAAGGCATCGATTTAGCAATCGAGACCTGCGCCCGAAGGAACTCCATGCTCGGCAGCAACGGCAGAGACGGGTTTGTCTTTACCCATACGCTCTCATCCTCAATCGGGTTATCGTCAACATCGCCGTTGAAGACCATTGCGAAGTGTGAATTATCCTCCCGGTCGCCGATAGCAACCTTCAGCGCGTGCTCATGGTACTCCCAGCCAATACTCTGTTGTGACTCGCCGCTGTTGGTCGACATCAACAGAAGCGGTTGGCGGCGTGTCTTCGCGCCAGCACGCATCGATTCGATGATATCCCCAGAGTGCAACTCATGAATCTCATCAATTAATGCGCATGACGGAATCGGACCTGACGAACCCTTCGCATCGGTCTGCGTAGCAATGCGCCGAAAGAATCCCCAGTTCCCCGTCTCCGGATTCTTGTATGTCATGTTAAACGGATTGTTTCCGCCATATATTTCGATGCACTCGTTCAGTAGTTGACTCTGTCTCACGAATTCCACCGCGTACATGAAGAGAACGAGTGCCTGATTGCGGTCGCGCGCCATCACGTAGACCTGAGGATGGCGCTCATTATCGGCGACCAGCATGTACATCCCAATGCCAGCGTTGAGTTGACTCTTGCCTGACGACTTCGATGTTTCCAGATACACCGAACGGAAGCGACGGTAGCCGGTCTCGTTATGCTTCCACGCGAAGATTGAGCGCAGATAAAACTTCTGCCACGGTAGCAATTTGAACGTTTGTCCTTCCGTTTCGCCAATAGACAGCCGCAGGTGGTTCTCGAAGAATCCCTGCACGCGGTCAGCCGCGTTGGCGTCCCACACGTACGGGAATCTGTCCGTGCCTTGATTCTCCAAATCTTTGAGATGCCGTTCACAAGCACCGCGAATGCCAGGCCCCGCAACCACCTCATCCGCCGTCACCGCATATGCGTATTGGCTGGCGACATCGACTTGCTTCGCTTTCCGCCGGCGACTCATGTCAATATCTTCTCCCGGCCTTTGTGACTCGCGCTTTGAAGTCGGCCCATTTGCTCATTAATGTAGCCAAGCAACCGCGCCTGCGCAGACGGTGTGCCGCCCAAGTCGTGCAGGAATGCGCGGACAGAACCGCGAGCATCACGATGACTTGCGACCAGCGGGTGAACCCGAGTGCCCTCATCGTTGAGTTCTGCGTACGATTCGGGCTTCCCCTCCTGTCTCATCTGCGCCCTTCGCTTGGAAAAGAAGGCATCCAACCGTCGAAAGCGCGCGACTTCCTTGACGGCAATCTCGATGGACAGGCGATGTGTGCCGTTGAGCCACGGCATCTCCTTGCACACCGCACGCCACGCCGCCTTCTCCTGCGCCGACAGACCGCGCGGGGGCGATCCTACCGGCAATTCCATTCCCTCAAGGTGAACCTTCGGTAGATGCTTGCGCGAGGGATTGCCGTTCATCTCATGCACAAGCACAGGCTTCGGTAAGCGCGCCATCTACTTCCTCCTACGCGGACGGCCGTCGACGCCACAGCCCCACTCGCCGCCTGACCGCTTTCGCCGCGCACGCATTCGCGCTTCGTGTTTCGTCTTCACAGCGTGGCACTCCTTGCAGAGGCCGCGAAGATTGGATTCGTCGACAGGGTCGCCGCCTGAACTGACGGGAATGATGTGGTCAATCTCCTCAGTCGCCGCCGTACGTCCATTCTCACGGCACTGAACGCAGATAGGGTCGCGCATGCGAATGCGCTCACGCAGTTGCTTCCACTGCCAAGTGTCGTGGATGTCAGGGATGTCGACCATTTCGACGCGAAGTATAGCATTTTGACCTCTGAAATTTTCCGAATTAAAATTCGTGCC